TATCGTTTGAGCGTTTCATACCGATAAGATCTCTAATTTCATTTGATGTTGCAATTTCGTTTCTTCTTAATGTATCACTTAAGCTTACTAATTGCTCAGATGAAATGAGTTTCAATGTATTCCTATAATATTCTATAGCTTGTCCTTCTTTTCTTGCCTCCTTTGTTAAAAACTTGCGTTCAAACTCTTTTATTATAAAAGCAATAATCGGATCTACTGTTCTATTGAAGTAGTTCCTTATTTGCGATTCTGTAGCCGTTCCATCAAATATTGATTCTGTCAAACCTAATTGGTTGTAGAATTCTTTCTTAAGTTTATCTATAGTTTCACTGATTTGTGAGTTTGCAGGTCTATTCAACTGTGTAACTCTCTCAGTTCCATCAATGTATGCTATACCATTTGCACCTTGACTTAACTGTCTGTCAATGTTTTTAACTCTTGAGATTGCATCTTCTACTTGTTTATCAGTTCTAATGGCTTGTGGCATTTGCAAGATAATATCTAATCTACTTCCTGGAAACGCACTGTCATTAGCATCTAAAATACTCATCTTAGACAATAAACGTTGCAATGTTGAGTTTGGCTCATTAACAACTGGGTATAATGGGCTCTCAATAATTGCACAAATTTTCTTTGGAACCCAAATATTTTTGTATTCCCCATCATTTTCGTCATATAATCTAACGTGCACACTTTTATTGGTAGTGCCTAGAATTGGCCCAACACGCATTTTATCGACATAGTAAGATCCTACCTTTTTAGGATTGACAGAAGTCTCAACAGGAACAACAGCAATTCGTCCTTCATCTAATAATGAATACGCAATGTCGTACATGAACGCTATAGACGATTGGTCAGCGTTCGCTTCGGTAGTTAAACAGTAATTTAGTCCTGAATCAAGTATTTCTCGATTCTCATTTTTTGCGTTTATTTTGACGTGATTGAATTGTGTCATTGCTACGTCTGTCGCAATCCTCGTAAAGATTCCCGATGCAAATCTAGATTGTTTGGGTCTATAATGTAAACTCGAAGATCTTGTTGGTCCGTAAACAATATGCTCATTTGATGGAGGCAATAGATTATCCGTGCCTTTAAATGCATTCCAAGCACTCGACAACCTTTCTGTAATCTTCATTAATCAAAAGCCTCCTGATTTCTTTTATACGCTACCCAAGCATCCATAAGGGCAGCTACGTTATCTATTTTTTCTATACTTCTTTTCTTTGAAAGTTTCATGTTACCATTGGTGTCTTGTATGATCACTGAATTTCCCATTGAGAATTTCATTAATTCTTGATCAAACAGTAGTAGTCGTTCACTTGCTAAATTTCCGATTTCGCCTAGTGGAACTGATTCCGTTCTGTACCCTTGCCTTACTGCTTCCATTCCATATTCGCCATAAGTTTTCATCCATAAATCACAGAATAGGTATGAATTATATGGGTCATAACCAAATGACATAACTGTATATTGGTGTTGTAGAATGTGCGCATCTAAGTCTTCAAACACTTCTGCCATATCTAATATTGCTCCTTCAAGTATGATTAGGCTTCCTTCCTTTACAAACTCTTGGTATTTCGCCTGCATCGCCTTAGGTAACTTTTTAACCTTTAGGTCAGATACATAGGCTCTTGTTTTTACACCAAATCTATTGCCCATTGGGAATAAGAATGTAAATGCACAGAAGTCATCACCTTGCGACAAGTCGGCACCGAGTGCACAGACCATGTTATCGAAGTTTTGTGGAGGGTGCACAAGAGTGTCTTCATAAGTAAAGTAATATGACACACCTTCCATTGGTATTCCGAAACGTTTTGCTAAAATGTCATTCCTTGTTGTAGGAACAGCTTCCATTCTTGCAACTTCTTTTTCATATGTTTCATAACTAACAGTGGCCCCTAAATTTGGGTTAGCCTTTAACCATAACTCTGGGTTACCGACCTCTGAAATGTCGTCTAACCTATAGTACCAAATCGAAACATTCGGAGCAAAGTAATCGCCTTTTAATATTGACATTAACTCCATTTTGATTGTATCGCCGACACCGTCTCTCTCGTTACCTTCTGATGAAGTAGCGAGTATTAAATAGTCTCCAGTTTTCGCAGCACCTTGTTCTAAGGCACCAATTACGTCTTCTTTTACGTGACCTGAAAGCCATTCGTCAACAGTGTTAACTTTGGTACCAAGACCTTGAAGTTTATCGACTGACATCGCTCTAATTTCGCATAATGAGTTTGTAATGAAGTTTTCCACTCCCTTTTTAGTCGATGCAAGTTTTTTCTTTGTTATTGTGTTTGATAAAATATTACCTTGTGTAAGGTATTTGTAAACTGGGCCGTGTGCGAATGAAATTGCAGTTCTCATCGGGCCCATTGTTTCCTCAGCTTGGTGCATAGTTGGCGCAGTTACAACTTGGTGCGTTGATGTTGGATCGCACACAAGGAAATATGACTGCAGAGTTGACGCATACATTGATTTTGCGGCACCTCTGGCAACTATTAAGTATTGTTTGTTAACTAATCTTTTCTTTTGGGTGACTATCTCATAACGTTTTAGATTTGGGTTCCACACTTTCTCATCGATAAAATAATACCACGCTAAAGCACATTCTGCCCATAACCTAAAGGTTGGTAGAAGTGTTAAGGGTGTACCATCTGTCAATGTTAGCTCGTTTTCGCAAAACTCTATATAACCGTCTATCGCCTCGTCATCATAGTAATAATCAGGAGACTCTATCAAATAGTCAATTCGGTTCATTTCCATAGATATCGGTTCATTAACTGGGATTTCGCCGGCAAGGACTTTATCCCTGAACGCACCATATTCTTTTGGCACCACATTATTCGACAAAGCCATCCTACGCTCCTATCTTTTAAACGCCATATCTAGTTTGAAGTTTTTTAATCTTCTTTTCGTATTTTTTCCTCTTATAAGTCGCTCTTTTCGTTTTCTTGCTGTACTTAGTGTACTTCTTATTAGATGAAATCTGCTTATGGGTTGCCTTTGACAACTTACGTTTTATTTTTTGGCGCTTTGCTACATTAGCAACATTTGTGTCAACATATTTAAGTTTAAGCGCGGCAGTTTTGCTGTCGTATTTGCTTTTAGTATAGTCGTACTTTGCTGCTTTAGTTCCATACTTCTCTTCTTGTTTTATCTTTTTACTTATTTTCTTTTTAAGTCTCTCACTCTTTCTCCTAGCACGTTCTTTATCAGAGCTTGAGGATGACGTACTTTTGGTAGCCTTGCTTCTGCTTGATCTTCCGCTACTTCTAGAAGATCGTGCCTTGTGAACACCCCAGCGCATGCCAAGAACACCGTAGTGTTGTAGAGTATTTAAATCACTTTGCGGCATTAACACTATCTCCTTTTCTTATACTTCTTTTTCTTTTTAGGTTTGTACTTCTTTGTTGTCTTTTTATAATCCTTCTTTTGAATCTTATAAGGATTTTTGGTATCTTCCCTATAATCTTTCTTAGTAGGTTTGGAGTCATTTTGATTTTTGTCTTTTGATGTATCTTTATTGTCTTTTGAATTATCTTTATTGTCTTTTGAATTATCTTTGTTATCTTTGTTGTACCTTTTGTTTTTGTTTTTGTTGTAACTATTTTTGTTTTTGTTGTAACTATTTTTGTTTTTGTTGTAACTATTTTTAGTTTTCGTATTCAATGACAAATCGTAGTTGTAACCAACATAGTCGCTTGCTGTGTCTAATGTTTTGCTTAATAATTGTTTCTTAACATAATCGATTGATCTAGTTCTATCTGTGGCATCTATCAATTCACTAATAGGACCTGATAATGTATTAGCAATCGAGTCTTTTCCAGCCATCTTACCAACAGTTCTTACAGCAGCTTTAGCCGCTAGTCTACCATAGTCACCTTTTTGCTTATCTCTTTTGTACAACTCATTATTGATCTTAGACTCAATTTCAAACTCTTTAGCTTTTTTATTCAACGCGTATGTTGGGTATTTATTTTTGTTATCGAATATACGCTTAGCCTCTGCTCTACTACTTCTTGAGAGCATTCTGTTATTTGAATAGTTTAAAAAGTCATTTTCGACGTACAACCTATCAAGAACTTTCTTGGCATCGCTACTCGTATCCTGTTTATTATTTTTCTTGTAGTTTTTGTTGTTCTTTTTATAATTATTTTGTTTGTAGTTTTTGTTATTTTTATTGTAATTATTATTTTTGTTTTTAGAGGTGTATTGTGTATTATTCTTCTTATAATTCTTAGTGTTTTTATACCTACTACTTTTGTTACTAGTAGTTCTTTTATTGTCGCTGCTTGTATTACTAGTAGATTTTTTGTTACCACTACTTGTGGACTTGCTGCTTGTGCTTACTCTATTTTTACTAGATTTTTTCCTTTTCCTAGCAGCAGCTCTACGTTTAGCTTGAAGATTTCTTATAACACCCCAACGTTGGCCTTTTATACCATGATGCTGTAAAGTGTCATTCATCGTTTTCTCCTTCTTCGATTGGGTAGGTATAGTTTCCAGTATATGCCTCCTTAATTCGCCACTCTAGCTCTTTGAGGTACGCCTGCAAATATGTCATGGTCGAACCTGTTGGAGGGTCAAATGCCAGTTTAATTTTTAATAGCATAAAACTCTTTACTAGCCCAAAATTTGGGTTGGGGGCAGTTTGTGCATAATACTCTGTCCAAGTTGTGCCGTCTGCAATTTGTACAAACCCATCGTTCACACCTAATTGTTGTAAGATAGCTAATGCTGTATCTATGTTTATTCTTAGGTCTATATCGAACGCGTCATCATCTTCAACTACGCCTAGAGCACTTTTGAGATCTGTAAATATAACGTTGTCGTCTTTGTATTCTGTTGTCATGTATCACCTCACCATAAAATTGTATCGCCTGGTTTTCTTTCTTCTAAAATCTCTAAGGGCTTACCATAGTGGATAATGTTATGTGTGTTTAGCGAAACAGTTATTAGGTTATCTGGGTCAGTTAACTTCCCGGCTCTTTTTCTAATGTCGTCGATCGTAACAGGATCGATATGATGTACTATGATTTTTCCGTGTATACTAACTCCAAATATACCCAAGTCGTAACCTAAATCTCTCTTTATAATTTTCTCCCTAAGTTTCTTCCACTGGTATGTTTTAAAAAATGTTTGGATCTCAGAGCGTGGTGAATTGTATTCGTAATCATTTAAGATTAATGCATTCAGTCTATCTTCGAATGAATCAAACTTTAATAACTCTGAATATGTCATTTAACTTTATAATTTTTGAAAGCCGCAATAGCTTCTTCAGCAGATGCTTGAGAATCTTTACTTGTTTTTATTGAGTCTGCTTTTGATTTCGCTAGCACCGCTTGACTCTCTTTAAGCTCCATATCTTGCTTCTGTGAAGACGATCCCATTTTTAAAAAATGCGTAATAATAGATGGTGGCGCCGTACCTTCTTGTAGCATTTCTTCAGCTCGTTTATAGGCTAAACTTATTAGTCTGTCTTCTTGTGCCTTAGGATTTGTTGCTGGCGCTCTTCCAACTTTCTTTTTCTTTGCCATAATTCCTCCTTTTGTGTTATATAGTTTTGTGCATAGTTCTTCCGGTAGGTGCAGTAATAAGTGGAACATTTTATTACATTCTAGAATTTTTAAGGAGAATTATAGATTAACCAACAAGTAACTTTGGCCGAAAGCGAGCAATTTACCGGAAGAAATATGCACAAAACCGTCCTCAAAAATCCTCCCCGGAGAAAAATGAGAT